AGGCGATTGCGGAACGGGTAAGGGCGCTGCTCCACCGGCAGGCGTTGACGATTAGCGGCTACGGCTGGATTTTATCAGATTGCGCCGGGCCGATTGCGGCGGATGAATTGGACGCCTACGGGCGGGTAATTAGCGTGACGATCAAGGCGCAGGCAGGCGGTAGCGGGCCGACGCCGGCGCCAGGCGGCGGTTTTGATGACGGATTTGATGGAGGATTTGCATAATGGCAGACACAATCAGGAGCCGGGAGGCGTTATTGGCCCTGCTGGCCGACAATACCAGCGGCGACATCAGCCCGCAGGACGTGCGGGATGTATTGGTAAGCGTACACGGCGTTTACGGCGGGCTGTACATTCAGGATAATGCGACGACCCAGGCCGGGATCGATTTGAACCCGGTAAAGATGACCGGCTGGGAGGGCAACCTGTCCGCCAACGGCGTCTCGCCGGATTTTGTCAACAACCAGATCACGGTGTTGACGACCGGAGTTTATCTGTGTTTTGTGCAGATTTCATTTGCCGGGCAAAGCTCCACCGAATTTCACGGCCATCTGCGGGTGAACGGCAATGAACAGGTGGAGGGGTGGCACCGCAAACTGGGCACCGGCGGCGATGTGGGCAGCGCCAGCTTTACGGCGCTGAAGGTGCTCAACGCCAACGATGTGCTGACGATTTACCTGGAGAGCGATGACGGCGGCGGGGCAAATTTCACGCCGATGGATGCTCAATTTATAGTGCATAGAATAGCTTAGGAGGATTTTAACCATGGCAATGAATGGGACTGATTTACTGCTGCTGGCCAATACCGGGACGCCAACGGTGCCGGTGTACGAGGTGGTGGGCTGCCAGCGAGACGCCACCATCGAGGAGACGACCGACACCATCGATGTGAGCTGTAAGGACAGCCGGGCGATGCGGGTGCTGCCGGGTCGTTTTAGCGGCACGATCTCACTCGACGCCCTGTATGTGCCGACCAACGACGCTTATCTGGCGCTGCGGCAGGCCAACCGGGACGGCGAATTGATCCTGGTGGCCCGGCAAGAGGACGGCGTGGTGACGGAGACGGTCAACGCCAAGATCGACAGCATCAGCGAGGCGTTCCCGGACCAGGCCGAGGCAACTATCAGCGTGAGCCTGACGATTGACGGCTTCTGGGCTGAGGCGGGCAGCTAATCGATGAGCGCACGCGGCGAGCGGGTGATCGAGACGCCTGACGATGAGGTGAGGATTTTGTTCACCAATCTGGCCCTGGCCAACGCCGAGCAGCGGATGAATAAATCTGTTTTGGCGGTGGCCAGGCAGTTGATTGATGGGCAGGCCGGGATCACGGAGGTGGCTCACCTGCTGCGGGCCGGGATGGAAGCGGCCAATCGTAGCAACGGGCGGCGCCGGGAAGCGGTGAGCCTGGCCGACGCCTATGCGGTGATGGACCAGGTGGGCCTGACGACGGTGATCACGGCGGTGCTGGAGGCGATGACCGAGGTGCTGATGTACCGGGGTGAGGCAGGCTTACCAGACGGGGGAGCGGACCCAAACGGGTAATGGCCCGATCCGACGAGATCGGGCCTTATTGGCAAAAGCTCCTGGAACAGGCGCTTCGTTGTGAGATAACGGCGGCGGAATTTTGGCAGATGACGCCCAACGAGACGTGGCAGACGATTGAGGCATACGGCTGGCGGCTGAACCAGCAGCGGCGGGAGGCGATATCAATGGCCTGGCTGACGGCGGCGTTGACGCGGGCCAAGCGGCTGCCAAAACTGGCACAACTGTTGGCCGAGAAGGCCAAACCGCTGCGGGGTGCTGAACTAACGCGGCGGCGGCGAGAGTTTGCGGAGATGACGGCCGGGCTGGATGTAACCAGATTGAATAAATCGCAGGTGAGCGATGAGTAATGTATTAGGCGAGGCATTTGTACAAATCCGGGCGCAATTCGATAAATTCGATGAGGATGTGGCCGGGGCTAAAAGCAAATTGCAGAGCGGCATCAAGGGGCTGGGCCGGGCGCTGAGCACCGGGATGAAGGCGGGCATCGTCGGCGCGGGCGTGGCTGTGGCGGCAGCGGGCGTGGCCGTGGGTAAATTTGCGGCTGATAGCGCCCAGGCGTTCATCAGTTTTGAGCAGCAGATGAACGAGGTGTTCACCCTGCTGCCGGGCATCACTCAGGAGTCGATGGATCAGATGAGTGATGACGTGCTGAAATTTGCCCAGCAGTTTGGGGTGTTGCCGGAGAATGTAGTGCCGGCGTTGTACCAGGCTATCAGCGCCGGGGTGCCGGCGGATAATGTATTCGCCTTTTTGGAGACGGCCCAGAAAGCGGCCAGGGGCGGGGTGACCGACCTGGAGACGGCGTTGGACGGGATCACCAGCGTGGTGAACGCCTATGGGACGGATGTACTGAGCGCAGCCGAAGCCAGCGATGCGATGTTCACGGCGGTGAAGCTGGGCAAGACCACATTTGAGGAATTATCATCGAGCCTGTTCAATGTGGTGCCGAGCGCGGCGGCGGTGGGCGTGGAGTTCAATGATCTGACGGCGGCGCTGGCGCTGATGACCAGCCAGGGCGTGCCGACCAGCGTGGCCACCACGCAATTGCGGCAGATGATCGTGGAATTGGGCAAAGACGGCTCAGCAGCGTCAGATGCGTTTCAGCAATGGACCGGCAAAACGCTGCCGGAATTTATTGCCGAGGGCCATGATCTGGCCGACGTGATGGCGGCGATGGATGCGATTTCTCAGACAAGCGGCGTCTCGATGCAAAATCTGTTTGGCAGCGTGGAAGCCGGCAACGCGGCCCTGGCGCTGAGCGGCGATAAATGGGACGCGTTCAGAAGCAACCTGGACCAGATGAATCAAAGCGCCGGGGCGACGGACAAGGCGTTTGAGACGATGAACGGCGGCTTACAGGCCAGTGTGGACAGGTTAAGTGCGTTTTGGGCTTCGGCCAAGATTGGCGCGGGCGAGGCGTTAAGCCCGTTGATCGAGAAGCTGGCGGATTTGGCCGAAAGCGCGCTGCCGTGGCTACAGGAGATGTTTACCAAAGCCCAGCCAATTATCGAGGCGTTTAGCGAGGAGCTGGGCAGCAAACTGGGCCCGGCGGCGATGATCATTATGGACGCTTTCAACCGGATCGGCGAGGCGCTGGGGATAACGAATGAGGAATTCAGCGGGATGGATATGCTGCTGGGCCTCCTCAAGGTGAGCCTGGATTTGATTGTGACAGCGGTGGAGGCGGTGGCGGTATCGATGAGCTTGCTGGCCGATGCGGTGGAGTGGGTGAGCGAGAAGGTGAAGGCCGGGATTGCCGGCTGGAAAACCTTTGGGGACTCCCTGAACGCATTGGGCGATGAATTGCCGGACTGGATGACGCCGGGCAGCCCGACGCCGCTAGAACTGGGCATCAGAGGCATTGCCGGCGCCATTAATCAACTGCCTGATTTTTCTGGTAAATTGGGCGGCGGGATGCCGGCGTTTGCCGGGATGGATGGCGGCGGAGGCATCAGTAACACCACCATCGTCAATATCGACGGGGTGAGCGCGATGAGCAACAGCGGCGACAGTGTGGATGAGGCGATCCGGTTGACGGTGCAATTGTTGCGGAATCAGTTGGGGAGCAGGAGATAGGGACGCAGGCGGGGAGTAGGCAGTAGGGAGTAGGGATGGCGACCATAGCGATTAACGGGACGATATTACAACCGCAGCCGGCCAATGACGCCTGGGAGGATGCGGTGGTGGACACGGTGCTGGACGGTACTGAAGCGATTGGGGCCTACAAAATATTCAGGATGCAGGCGCCAAATTTGGCCGGGCAGCCATTCAACTGGGACACATTTGAGAACCAGGTGCTGACCAGTTTGCAGGCGTACGCGCCGGGCGACCTGCCGACCGGGGCGGATGTGGTCTATAACAGCGGGGTGGTAGCCAAAAAGATCAGCCGATATCAAAGTCCGCTGGACCGGAGCGTGACCGGGGTGGAGCTGGTGTTGCTAGTAGTTGTATAGGGCGGCGGCGGCGCAACAGGAGCAGGCCAGGAAAAAAAGCAGGGCGAATATGAGCCAGTTGACGGCGGCCTTTGAAATGTTGTTATTTTTGATGAAGTTCATAACCCCATTATAGCATTATTTATTATGCCTACAACCCCATTTTCCAATGAATTGATTGCCAAATTAAAAGCGGCGACAGCCTGGCGCTTTGACAGCCAATTGGGGCCGGTATTTACGCCGCGCTTCTTTTGTTGTGACGATCCCAACAGCCTGGGGATCAGCGACGGCAAAGAGCCTGTGGCGGTGCTGAGCCTGACGCCCAACCCGGCGCTGGTGGGCGACAGCGTGGCCTTTGATGGAACGGACAGCTACGACCCGGACGGTACAGTGACCGATTATGCCTGGACGTTTGCCAGCGGGACGCCGGCCAGCAGCGCGGCCGACAGCGGCAACGTGAGCTGGGCGGCGGCGGGCGAGTATGAGGTAACGCTGATAGTGACGGATGGGACCGGCCTGAAAAGCACACCAGCCCGGACGGTGATGGTAGTGAGGGAGCCGGCAGGCGGCCTGTTCATTGGGGCGGATGATGGGGTTTGGTACAGCAATGATGGCGGCCAGAGCTGGACGGCCAGAAATACCGGCCTGACGGCCTATGACCAGATTGTGAATGATCTGAAGATAGACCCGGCGACGCAGAATTTGATTGATGACAGTAAATCGCTGTGGATAGCTACGGACGGCGGGATTTTTGCCAGCAATGACGGCGGCCAAAACTGGCAGGCCAAACAGCCGCAGAGCGTGAGCAACCGCTGGTTTGACAGCCCGGCGCCGATAGTGGATGTGC